GGGCGTGGACCCGGCCGTAATAAAGACCCGCCCGAGGCAAAGACCCGGCTGTGTCAAGCATAGGCCCCGCTGTGGCAAAGACCCGGCCAACGCAAAAAGACCCGGCCGCTGCAAGTAGCGGCGACTTTGGCACGGCCTTTGCACTTATGTCATTCCGTAGCACGATCTGACCATCTAGCACAGGAGACCCGACCATGGCAAAGCGGACTATCGAGGTTGATGACGTTCTTCCCGACTGCGTTGCGAACGCCATTGAGGACGTAGAGGCGAGGCTAAGGAAATACATCAAAGGCACTCCGTACCGCGACAAAGTGCCCTGCCTGAACAACGACTTGGACTACAGCGGCGCGATCCACGAAATCGTGGATGGCGCGGTCCCGGTCTACACGGTGCAGATCGAGGCCGCGTGGTTTCTCTACGGCCGAGAACTGGAGGAAGCCTACGAGAACGCCGGCGTCGGCGAGAACCCGCGCGACAACGGCGGAACGGCGGCCATCTATTACTACATCGAGCAGAAGGTGGCCGAGTGGTACGAGAAGAACGCCGAGCGGATTTTCGATGAGGTGCGGAACGGCGGTTGCACTGCGGAGGGGGGCGAGAAATGAGCGTAATCGTCCCTGCCTGGATCAAAGAGCGCCGCGAGGACGGCATCGTGGCGATCCTCGGAAGCGAGCCGCCGGCCGACGCGCAGCCGCGGTTTATCCCGGCTGCAGCGGTCGAAAGTGTGGTGGAGTCAGAGCATGAAGTGAACGGTATGCGATTCGGTGTTTTGGTTTTGCGGAACGATCTTTGCACTACGGAGACCCGAACGTGACAAGCGAGCAGGAATACCCGAAAGGCGTCTACGACAAGTTCACGGTCGAGATCCACTTCGATCACGGGACGGGGAAATACATGATCCGTTGTCCAGAGTGGCGATGCGAGATCGCAGGCGGAGAGTGGCCCGGCGAGCGCGCCGGAGAACTCATAGACGAGATCGTTGAGCACAACGCCGGCGAGATCATCAACTACGAAGAAGCGGAGGGTGAGTGATGAAACTGACAATCGAGATACCTAAGCAAGAACTCGACTCCGTCGATCAACTTTGCCGCGGGCCGGCCACCGGCTGCGGGCGCGACGAAGTATTCTTTGAAAAAGAGGCCGTATTCAAAGACGGCATGGTCATGCTTGTGCAGGCAATCGCCTCAAGCGAGCCGAGAGAAGGCGGATGGACGCAGGGGGTTTTGTTTGAGCCTGGCGGTGGACTGCTCCATGAAGTTGGGTGCACGCAAGTCGGTGAAGCGTTCTCTGGCGAGTATTCGGTTGACTACAAAGGCACAGAGTATTCAGTCACCGTCAAACAATCAGGAGCCTGAAAATGCAAACCTTCATGCCATATCCCAACTACATCGACTCGGCCCGCTGCCTGGATTACCGCCGGCTCGGCAAACAGCGCGTCGAGTGCAAGCAGATACTGCAGGCGCTCGGCGTCCCGGTCGGTGGACCCGTGCGTGACAAGCCAAGTAGCTGGCGAAATCATCCAGCGACCCGTATGTGGCAAGGGCACGAATACAGCCTTGCCGTCTACGGGTTCGCAATCTGCGAAGAATGGCTGCAGCGCGGCTACCGCGACACGCTCTTAGAGCAATTCAAAGATGCTGCCTGGGGGCTGCTGCGCTCCGGCGCCGAGACAGCGGCGCCGCCTTGGCTCGGCGACGAGGATTTCCATGCGTCGCACAGAAGCAACCTCCTGCGAAAGCTTCCGGAGCACTATTCGCAATTCGGATGGAACGAGCCTGACGATCTTTCGTATGTCTGGCCGATTGGCACGGCGATTGCAGTTTAGTTCATCACCCCCAAGGAGAAAGGCGACGATGAAAACCAAGAACATCAAGTTCACGAAGCGCGAAGCCGAGGTCGTGATGGGAGCGATCGACCTGGCGGTGAAGGAGAACGGCGTGCCCGACTGCTGCGAAAGGTGCTTCAAGGCTTTTTGGTCCGCAGTCGAGAAGCTGGACGCCGCGTTCGATCTCGGCGTGATGGCCGGAGATGAGGAGGACGTAGCATGAGCAGGCTACATATAGACCTAAAGCGACAGGAGGTCGAGAAGTCGCTCGCCGAACTGGAGCGGCTGGTGTTCGACGCAGAAATGGCCTACGAGCAGGCAGTGGCCGAGTACCGGGCGCTTGAGGAGTGGGAAAATGAAGAAGTCTGAAGCCTCCGACGAGTATCGCGTGTCGCAGCGCGTGACGCTCAAGCCTGGAGACAGGTTTCGGGTCAGCGGCGGGCCGTACTACAAGCTCGAAAACGGAACGAAAGTGCCGATGGCCGTTCGCGGGATCTGCACTTTCATCCGCGCGGTCCACAGCGGGAGCCGCGTTTACATCGAGGCCAGAAATAAAGAAGGTTCTGTTCTGCTGCACGTTGCCGGCCGTCGCAGCAATAAAGTCGTGCCGGAAATCGTCTGCCGTCCCTACAAAATCAAGGGGCGGCTTCGCAAGGAGAAAAAGCGATGAAAAAGAAGCTGCCGCACGAGCGGCCGTATGAGCGGTTCGTGCGTGAATACATGGACGGCTACACCGCAGGGGAGGGGATCGAGGAGATCGCCGCCAGGCTGGAAACGACAAAGGCGACGGTCGGCGTGTACGCCGCTGTGCTGCGAAGGAATGGCGTTTCTCTCCCCAAGATCACCGATCGGTTCGATGCCGGGTTCCTGAACAAGATCATTCACTCCAAAAAGAAGAAGAAGGTGAAAACATGGGCAGGATGAAGGAAATGATGATGGACTGCCTCGATGCCGGAGTTGTCCCGGTGGATCCGAGCAGCGTAGCATCGTGGGCGGAGCGGCTCGGCGAGAAGGCCGGAATCCTCGACGGGATGCCGATGCAACATCGGTTCGAGGATATCGACGTAGACGTTCTGCCGGTTAGCGTTGCCGAGATGGTCGGCGATATGCTGCCCGACACGTTCGATGAGCTTGGGTGGATGATCCAGGAGACCATGAAATGAGCAACGTGAGCCTGACAAAGCAAGAGGCGGTCGCCCTGGCGCTGTGCGCGGCCGAGGGGCTGCGGGGCGATGAGGCCCCGGACGATGTAAAAGCCGCGGCGGTCGCGGCCATCGAGAAGCTGAACGTGGCGTTCGACCTGCGAATCCACGAGGCCCGGTCGTGACAAACAGAATCACACAATACGACGCCGGCGAGTGGCTTGCCATGCTTGTCAAGCAGCGGTTGATCGACTTCGGGGAGCCGGTCGTGGCGGCGCACGAGGCGATGGAGAACAACCCTGACATCTGCAAGTTCGAGGACGAAAGTGAAGAATACTGAAGTTGTAGACGCCACTGACCTGGCCGCGGCCGCCGGAGTAAGCAGACGGACCATCCTGCGGGCCGCGGAAAGGCAGGCGGCGATCGTCTACCTCGGAAACAAGGGGTATGTCAGCGCTGCCGACATACCCCTTGTCCTCGGAAAGCGATATGACCCGTCCGTAGCAAAGACGGGACGGCTTGAGGCTGGCGAAACGCACCTCACGCTGCAGCAAGTGGCCGCGATGCTGAAGTGCTCGCGGTCAACGGTCCTGCGGGTGCTGGGGCGAACGGGCCTGGGCATCAAGATCGGCGACAGGCGGTACATTCCACGCAGCCAGGTGGCCTCGGTTCGTGCCGCGGTGCTCAAGCCTGGCGTCACGACGATTCAACTAGACCCAGAGAGGATGAGAGATCATGCAAGAAAAATGGCCGCCGCGTCCGCGAGAGTGCGGAAACAGGCTGCAAAAATACGACATCGCTGAATGGCTGCGGCTGCTCGTGGAGATGCGAATCGTGCAGAAACGCAGCGTCGCGGACATCTCCTACGGAATCCGCAAGCGGCTCAATCGCGGCGAAAGGCCGTGGGAGTAGCGTGCCGCTTCGAGTGGCAACTGCGACACAGCAGGCGGAGATTTTCCAGCGCGTCGGTGCCAAGCGGCTTTTCGATGATATGGTCGACGTGCGCGTCCTGGCCAGATACCAGCATCCCGCACATCTGGCACATGGCGCCGTCGCGGGCGATGACTGCCAGCCTGGTTCGCCGCCAGGCGGCGGAGCAATACCCGCGAGCTGCAGCCGTCGGCCTGGCGGCGTTCGGGCGGCAGGCGTATTTAGCCGGCTTTAGTCTCTTTGGCACGGAGATTCCATCCAGCCATGAGGACGCGATGAGAGTCACGAGCGAGCCACCACTCCCACACAGCGCGGGCGATGAGGTTGGCCAGGACGCTAATCAGGATCACGGCGATGACGCTGCCGTACTCCTGCTTGACGCGGCGGTTGACCCGTGCGTGCAAAACTTCAAGGCCGCGGCTTTTGTCGGCGTCGACGGGGAACTCCTCGACGCACATCTCGACGATGCGATCGCGAAGAGACCCGTGCGCGGCAAGCCGAATGCCACAGCGCTTCCTGACGAACATTTTCAGCGGGCTGTAGTCTTGCAATTTCCTGTCTCGCATTTTGCCTTTGCGATTCCGTCTCCGCCGCACGCCTGGCAGACTGTGAAGATCCGCCCGTCGCCGACCTTGCCTTTTCCGCCGCACGCCTGGCATTTCGCGTCCGGTTTTGGCGGGGCCGGAGTTGGGCCGACGGCGGCCTGCAGAATCGAGTAGTGGCCGGCGACGGCAATAAACGGCTGCAGATCCCTTCGTGGCAAGCAGCCGACCGAGGAAAGCAGACCGATCGTGACAAGCAGCCGAGCTGTCATAGGTTGCCGCTCGCTCCGTATGTGGTATGCCGGCGGCGCGGCCAGCCGGCCACGCTGGACAGCGCGATGTTCGAGGCGCGGTCGATGGTCGACGCCAGCGTCCAGAACGACCCGTGCGGGATCTCGATGCTCGTGCCGCGCACGGTTCGAGGGCCGCTGTTCCACCGATTCCAGGTGTTGTTCCACAGGACGAGCGCCTGACCGTACTTCTGATGGGTTTCTGGGCGGTCGTCATACCCCAGGTATGACTGGGCGTGCTGCCAGGTGCCGACCTGCCGGCTGAAGCCGTCCTCGTTCCTTGACTTGTCGAAGCCCATCGAGGAGCAGTTGAAAATGCCGTAGCCTGCGGCCAGAAAGTCGCGGACCTGCTCGCGGCCGTTGAGAACAGTGGCCGTTCGCGCGACGTGCTTGCTCGATTCGGCGAGCCACTTCTCGCCCGGCACTTTTGCGCCGCCGAGCCGAAGCGTCTGCTCGGTGTATTGCGTCAGGTCGATGCCGAGTTCGGGGTATGGCTTGCGAATCAAGAAGCCTTGCGTCGTTGCAACCTGCGCGGCGCGGGAGCAAATCCACCCGTCGTCCGAGTACCCACGCCACGCCCACAGCGACTCCGACGCGACAACGCTGTGCAGGACGCCGGCGTCCGGCAGCGACGGCCGCTCCTCGACGTGCCCAGTGACCTCGTCAGGCTTTTCGTTCTTGATCTCCAGGCCGAGCGACGTCAGCAGGCAGTTTGCCGCAGCTCGCGCGACGCAGTCGCCGGTGAGCTGGCTCGGGCCGGGCCAGCAGTCCTTGAAGACTTCCATCACGGCCGGGAAAAGCAGCGTCAGCTTGCCCTTTCCGGCGTCGGCAAACTCCCACTCATGGGCAACGTCGCCGCCGTCTGGGTTGCCGCCGTGGCGAATGATCGAATCGACGAACTCCTCGTCGGCGCGAGGGTCTTTCCGGCAGCCAGCCAGGCCCCGCGAATACGCCTCGATTGGATTGAACGTCCCGTCACTCATCGCGGTGAATGCCAAACGAGTAGGCGAGAACGCCGCAGGCCGATACGATCCGAGCCCGAGTGTCTTTGTCCACAGGCTTGATGTTGGGGCCGCAGGCGTTGACGAAGGTCTCGTCTACAGCCTCGGCGAGCCCCTGGTACTTGCCGACGTTTTCTTTGTCGATCGCCAGCCGGAGCGAGCCGGCATGGAAGTTGGCAAATTGCTCGGTGGTGCCGATGATCGGCGACTCGCGATCTCCGTCGCGGATCAGCACAAATGCCATAGCGTCGTAAAATGACGCCAAATACTTGCGATCCTCTGGCAGCATTTTGGGGAGAACAGCCCGCAGCGGCCTGCCCCACTGCATCAGCTCTGGGCCAGGCTGCGGCGTCTTGATCTCGGAGTGAGGCGCGGGCGGCCAGTAGAGAGATAGGTCGGCCCCCTTCCAGGCGAACACAAGCAGCACGGCCGCCAAGAGGTACCTTCCCTTCGTCATTTGTCACTCCCGTCAACCAGCGCCAGCGTCAAAACGTCAATCGCCGCTTTCTGGTCATCGTGAAAGCAGTCGGTGGCCCGCAGGCGTAGCCGCACGGCCGCCAGGTTGTCGATGGACTGCTTGTATGACGGGCTGGCCGGCTCTTTGTCGCCGCCTGGCAGCAGGCCGGCGAGGTAGGTCGCCGCCTGCCCCAACTGCGGGGCAACCGCAAGAATTACGGCCGCGCTGCCAGCGAGCATCTGCAGGATTGTCATCCGCGCACCTTTGACACAGCCCAGTTGAAGAACGCGCTGCCCTCCGGCGTCCGGAGAACAGCCTCAAGATGGAACAGGGCCTCGTCGTCGATCTCCGTCGAGGACTTGCCGGCCGCCCACTGCAGCGTTTTCACGACGGCGAGCGCCTGGCCGTGCGGCGTGTCGGCATCCATCACGGCCTGCAGCCTGCCGAGGAGCGGCGCCCACTCGGCGAGAAGCTTGAGCTTTTCGAGAATCGGCAGGTTCAGACCGTAGATGTCCTCATTGCTTTCCATGCTTTTTGTCCTTCTTTTTTCCGTAAAAGAACCGCAAATACTCGTCGCTCTCAAACCGATTGCCGCTCGTCCTCTTCCCCCAGTGGCTGGGCGGAGGCTCCGGCACCTTGCTCACCAGCGGCGTCGAGTCGTCGCCGCCACGGCCGAACAGGTCCTGGATGTCGTTGTTGAAGTCCCTAATCGCCATGGATTGCGTGCTGCATCAACTGGTAGGCGTCGTCAAAGATGCAGCGAGTGATCTGCTGGGCCTCTGACGAGGCCAGCTTGCGGTCGAACGTCCAGAGTTCGTCCTCAAGTACGTCGCTGTCGTTCTTCGTGAGGACCAGCCGCGCCTCCTTCGCCCCAATGATGAGTTTGACTTCGGAGAGCATGATTCTGTGGTCCTGTATCCATTCTACCGAACGACCCTCCCCCGAGCCTGGCTTCCAGCTCCGCCGGAGACCACGACGCGCGGATCTCGGCGGCCCCGAGCCTGATCTCTTCTTGCGTCGGGACGTAGTATTCCGGCTCCCCGCGATCTTCCAGGCCGAGAGACCTGGCGAAGTCAGTCGCCTCCTCCTCGGTCATGCCGGTTTCTTCGGCCAGTTCTTCGAGCGAAAGATCGCTCCGAGACCACAGCCTCCGAAAGTTCCGCTTTGCCTGGGCGCGTTCCTTGCTGGCGGCAAGTTCTTCAGGTGATAGTCTGCGCTTCGGCATTCAGAATGGCCGCGTAGCGGGAGCCTGGGTTTAGGTACAACTGGTGCCCGGCTTCTCGCATTGCTCTGTGGAAGGCGACGTGCTCGCAGTCCCCGCCGACGTATCTCCCCGCCAGGTATGCGTCCTTGGTGTAAATGCAGAGCCCACCGAAGGCGGAGTTCATCGGGATCGGCTGCGACCCCGTTGGCGGAAATAGCGTGTGGAACCACAGCATCCCGCCTGGCTTGTCCCGCCTGTCCTCCCAAAAGTTCAGACGGGCGGCCCAGGCGTCGTACTGCGCAAGCCGCGTTTCGCCGTCCATGTGTCCGACGAGCAGCGACACGCTCGCCATGGCGCCTGGGATGGATTTCGGCCCGCTGTCGCACGCCAGGTCGCACAGCCACCCAACCGAGTTGAGAGCGCCGTCGATAGAAAAACCGCCGTGCGGATCGAGATCGAGCACGGCGACGTAGTTCGCATCCTTGGCGCTTGCCTCGACCCAGTCACGGCAGCGGTTGCGGTACTCCGCCAGGGCGTGAGTCCTTCCGGCCTCGAAGCCGCGGTAGTCCGGGCGGTTGAGCGTGGCGTGCTCGACCGTGACCCACTGCCTGATGGCGAAATCGTCCAGAACCCTGTCTGTCCCGTCAGTCGAGTCGTTCTCGAAGCAGTAAAACGACGCCGACCGAAACTTCGAGGCCAGTTCGTCCACGAGAGCAAGGGTGTTCCCAAGGTGCGGCATGGCATCGCGGGCGATGGCCGCGATCGCAATCTTACTGCGACTCGCCACCTCGGCGCCGATGGCAACCTTGTCGTCGTACCGTTTTTGGTACTCCGGCTCGATGGCCCAGAAGTCTTCTGGCCTCATTGATCGGGACTCCCTGGGGCAAACACCCAGAAGTGATTCGGATGGGCGCCTTCGAGCGGGTGCTTTGTCACCCGGATCCCGTCGTGGCCGAGCCTGGCCAGCTCGTGGCCGACGTCCTCGGCGCGGTCGTGGACCTCGATCAGCCAGCGGGTGCCCCTAAACAGCTCTGGCGTGGCCCCAGCCAGAACGTCACCCTCCGAGCCCTCGACGTCGATCTTCACGAAATCGATGTCGGCGCACCCAAACTTGTCGCTGGCGATGAACCGCAGGAAGTCCAGCGGGAGCGTTGTGACGCTGATGGTTTGAGCAATCGGGACCTCGACCTGTCCGACGCCGCCGATTGGGTGCGCGTCCAGCAGCGACGACTGGTCGACGCACGACCGAACGTGAAAGTCCGCGACGCCGTGCTTGCTAGCGCAGGCCGCCTCGACGATATGGACGTTCTTGTGCGGGATCTGCCGAAGCCGCTCGATTGCCGGCGGCGCCGGCTCGACGGCCAGAACATGGTCGAAGTGCTCAGCCAGCCATTGCGTCCATTCGCCGCGGTTGGCGCCAACGTCGATGGCCACCCGGCAGGGTCCTTCAGTTGCCAGCTTTTTGAGGTCGACGAGAAAGTCCTCTTCCATTTTCTTGCTCCTGCTACGAAATGGCCACACTTGTCAAGAACTCCTTTGCCTCCTGGGCGCTGGTCACGACCGCCACAGGGCACCCAGCCCGCTCTAGTTCCCCCATCCGGATCACCTGCAGCTTGGAAGGCTTCTGGCCCGGTCGCTTGACCTCCATCCAGGCTGCCCGGCCTTGCTTCAGCACCAGGCAGTCTGGAATGCCGGCCAACTGGTAGGCGTTCCCGTGAATCTTGATCGGATACCAGCCGAGCGACCTGGCGGTTGCCTGCACTCGCGCAAGTATTGTCTTCTCAAGCATTTGCGCATTGTGACGGCCGGTATCCTTGCGGTCAATGCGAAAAGACAGAGTTCCTGCCATCGTAGACGTACCGCGGCGGCTCCCACCTGGCGCGGACGGCCCCGACCTCTCGCAGCTTTCGCTCCGATTCAGTCCACCGCTCCCTGATGATCGCAGCCCGCTCGGCGATCTCTTCAGGGGTTGGGTTGTCCTCCTCGTGAACGCCGCGCTCGTCAGGTCGCTTGGGCAAGCCGTACCTGTCGCGGATCTTGGCCAGGTAGTTGCGAGACACGCCGAGGGCCACGGCCACTTCGTCGTTTCGCAGGTCACTGTGCCAGAGTTCGAACACTTTCCTAGCGTCCAGTCGGCTTTTCATAGAGTCCTTTCGTAAGAGTGGGCTTCGGATTTGCGTTTAGAGCAACTCCAGTGCCGCTTCTTCTGCGAACAGACGGATTTTCGAGAGCACGTCGTCGTAGGCCCGAAACTCGTCTTCGTAGAGATCGCCGTGATCCATCTGCGACTTGACGTAGTCCTCGATGTCGCAGATTAGCTGCCTGTAGTCGGCAGCCCGCATGGCGGCGTCGAGGTCGTCTTTCTCTTCCGGCAGCACAAACGACAGCGTGGCTTTCATTCTTCGGCAATCCTTTTGAGAACGAAACGGGACAACTCGGACTTGAACGAAGCGATCGACTCCTGGAGCATCTTCGCGGAGAAGGCGAGGCCGAGGGCTTGTTCCGCATCGGCAATCTCGACGACGCCCTTAAAAGAGTCCTGCAGCTCGTCGAGCGTTGATTTCAGCGTGCCGAGCATGGCGACGGCGACGGCCCTCTCTTCGGACGTCATTTGCCGGCCCCTTTCGGAAAGCACCACACGAGCAGCGCCAAGCCCATTGCACTGCGAAACGACGCCTCCGGCAGTCCGAACAACTGCGGCATCGACCAGTTCCAGCCAAGTTGCACGATGAACGCCGAGGCGAAGAGCGCCAGCGTGCCGACCAGGATGCCGGCAAGGAGGGCAAACACGAGGGCGGCGAAGTCTTCGGCTTCTTTGCTCATGGCAAGTACCAGATGACCTCCACTTCGAGAACCGGCTCGTAACTAGCAGGCTGCCAAGACTGGCCGATATGAGACACGTCAACCATCGAACCGATGTAGTTCGCCGTGATAGAAAGCGGCGACCCGACGTCAAGAATCTGATGGTGCGACAGGTTGCAGAAGGGAAGCGGCTTGTCGCCATCGTCAAGGCCGGTAGAGACCCTTTGGCGATAGGTGATCGTGTACCGCGGAGGGCCGTCGAGGCAGTCTGTGCGGCCTACGCACATGACGCGGCACTCGCGCAGGATGTCGATGACTTGCTGCTGCGCGTCCGAGAGACGGCGGCTGCGGATCGGAGCCACAGCCGGCAGCGCCTTCTGCGGAGCCGCAACCACGATGCCGCCCGACTTAGCCGCAGCCGCCATCCCGGCGGCTGCGGCAGTCAGACGAGCGAGAAATCCTCGTCGGTCCATGTGTTCACCAGTAGCGAATGACGGCGTAGAACCCACGACGCCCCTGCGCCACGCCGATCTCGCGAGGCGTCAACTGCCCGTAGAAGCAGCAGCGCCGGACGGCGTCGTCCGCAGACCTCGTCGAGAAGCCGATGCCCTCGCGGCAGCGGCCCTGACGGCCACGGTGGGCAAGCACGCCAGTGCGGGCCATGTGGTTTGCGTCATCCTGGGCGGTTGTGACGGTGATGGTTGTGGTGTCAGCGAAGGCGGCGCAGGCAGGGAACGAGAGGGCGATAGCAAGAATCAGCGTTCGCATTGAAAGTGCTCCTTTCAGGGGTGGTCGGGGTATTGTGTGGAACGGTAGCCAGACGTCAAGCCATTTGTGCCGCCAGCCTTGCCTCGGCGATGGCGGCGTAATCTGGGTTGAGTTCGATGCCGATTGGGTTGCGTCCCAGCTTTGCAGCGACGGCCGGGATCGTGCCGGAGCCGGCGAACGGGTCGAGCACGGCGTCGCCAGGATTCGACGAGACTTCGATGATGCGGCTGACCAACTCCTCTGGAAGTTGCGTCGGCACGCCCTCGACACGCTCCTTGAACGTGCCGCAGACGCGGCTGATCTGCCAGACGTCGCCCATGATCTTGCCGCCCGGCGCGGCTCGCCGGTCGCCGTATTTGGTCTGCCGCGCCGACGGCACCGTGACCGCGACCTTGTTGAACGTGAATCGCTTCGGGTCCTTGACGGCGTAGTAGATCGGGCGGCTCGTGCGGCCGAACTTGTTGTGGCAGTAGACGCCGAACGTCTCGTGCCAGGTGATGCGATTTCGCATCGTCATGCCGTTGTTCTGGATGGCGATGTCGATGTCGGCGCCGTGCTCCTGCCCGCTGATGATCCAGAGCGATCCGTGCGGTTTCAGCGCCCGGCAGCACCA